AACAAGGATAATAACATGAAGAACATACTTAAAAATACAAATAAAGGATTCACTTTGATTGAGTTGATAATGACTACAATCATATTGGGTATCTTAGCTGCAGTTGCAATACCAAGATATCAACAAACACTTGAAAATGCTGAAGCTGCTACAGAAAAAGCATTTGTAAATATGGTGTGGGCTGGATTAGAAGAAGAATCACATAACAGATTGCTGGCAACAGGTCTTGCATCCTGGCCTTACAATCCACTATCAGTAATTGGTAGAAGTCGTAACATAATTATAACAATGTACGATGGTGTTCCTGATGAAGATGATGAGTGGCAATTTAGTGTGGATGCACTTGATGACCCATCATTATTTCACTATAGGCGTAATGATGAAATATATTATTTCACATATGATTCAACCACATTTGAATTATCAGAAGTGGCTGTTTTACACAATGTTGAATAGATGATTATCGAAGAAAAACTGGAATACGGACTCATCACGGCCATTGTGGTCGTGTTGGGTTTTGTATTTTTCAAAGAAGATGATACTCCATTTGTACCTAAAGGACTAACCCACGAAGAGTTTCTAATTTATCCAGTAGATGCATGGCAAACCACCGATAAGCAAGGTGGGGAGTGTGTAAAGATAAAGTATCTTGTGGGTAGGGATAACACTAAACTATATATGTTTGATAGGAATAATAAAGTAGTACATTCACAACCATTAACATTAAGTCCACATAAAGATGGTAGAGAACGGATTGAAACCTATGTGTGGAGATTATACAGAACTGAATGGACAGATAGAATTGCACCAGGTCGGTATCAAGTAATAGTGGGGACATCATTTGATAAGAGAGGACTTGGGGTAGAAATAGAAATCATATGAAACTGATATTAATTTTACTTTGTTTGAACTTCATGTTAAGTTATAGTCAAGATGAAGAGTTAGATTTAGATGTCATGTGGGAAAATGTTATTTGGGAAGAGATAGTAGAGATGGGTGAAGATAAGATATATGAAGTAGATAACATAACGCACGTGGCTGGTGTTCGTGGTGCAGAAGCAGAGGATGAAGCATTAGCATTATTATATTATAGACGAAGTATGAACGGATTATCTAAATTAGATTTACAAAAAGCATTAGGTAAGTTGATTATGAAACGGCAGAAGATGTCTGATGATAGTGATACAAAAAAGATAGATGGTTATATTTATCAATTAAAAATAAAATTGAATAAAACTTAGATGTAGTAATAAAAAAAAGGGGGGGAAATTAATTTTTTCCCCCTTTTTAATATACTTTGCCATATTTATTAGTATGGAAACATACAAACAACACCCAAGATATACAACATATGAGATTTCCGATAAAGGAAATATTCGTAATATAAAAACTAAACGAGTTATGAAAGTTAGAGTTAGTGGAAAAACACCTTATCCTAAAATAAATCTACGATTGGATAAGAAATCAATAACTCGACAAGTTCATAGATTAGTTGCAGAAGCGTTTTATGGTATTATACCAGAAGGAATGGTAGTAGACCATATTGATAGAGATAAAACAAATTTTAATAAATCTAATTTAAGAATTGTTACATCATCAGGAAATGCTGCTAATAGAATTCTCATTAGTGAAAAAATACCACATATCATATACAATCAACTTGAGAACGCTTTTCAAGTTAATGGAACTATTGTAAAAGATAAAAGGGAAGCTTTAAATCTTTTTCAAGAATCTATATAACTTCCCTTTTTATTTTTATAAGATTACTTAGAACCGATAAATTTGCTAAAGAAGCCTTTTTTCTTCTTTTTGCCTTTCTTACCAATTTTCTTTTTCTTACTCTTCTTCTTTTTCTTTACTTCTTCCATACCAGCTTTTTCACTATAATTCATAGATGATAGTGTTGGTACTGCTCCAAAGAAAATGAAAAGTGAAAGTATACCTGTTAGTATAGTTTTCATAATACACTCCAAAACAACGCGTTTGAATTAACTCATAATCGGTTAACTATATATAAATATCAAGTTTTTTTCAGTTATTTACCTTTTTTTTTAAATAAAATGTATTTTGGGGATTTATATACATATATATTAATGTATCAATTATGATACAAAGTTTTTTGACAATTTGGATTTTTAAAAAGTACAGGGAGTTATAAACTCTGTATGGAATTGACCGAACAATGGGTATCCTTTAGAAGCCCATAAGGTAATCCAAGATGAGTTCGTGGTGAACCTACAAGGCCGAATGGTTAAGTAGTTGAGACATCAATCATCTAATGTACTTTCTGAACACATAAAGAAGCAATTCTTTAGACCTTGTTGTGGGTAAGGGTAAAACTGAAATCCCACTTAATGGCTGAATCAATCTAAACTCAGAGAGATAAGGCAATAACACAGAGGTTGTACTCACTTCGATAGTCTTAACCAGACAGAGAAGAATCATCATAACTGATGGGTGTTAGGTACAAGGGGCAATAAAATCTGAGCAGAAAGTTGTAGGTATGCAAATCCTACATTCCTAAAAATTTCCAACTTATAAAAAAAAGGTTCTCACCGATTTTTAGTTTCCACTTATGATAGACTTAAAAACAAAATGAACCTTTTTTTTTTATAAAAAACTTAAAATATATTACATTTTAGCAAATTGAATTGATATATATTATTGTATCAAGGTTACACTTGATTGACAAATGAAAAATAAACATAAACAAATGGAGAATATGAAATGGATTTAAACGCAATAAAAAAACGCCTCGGGCAGTTACAAACAACTAACAATCGGACTTCCAGTCTTTGGAAACCACAACCAGGTAAAACTCAAATCCGCATCGTACCTTACGCTTTCAATAAAGAGAATCCTTTTATTGAATTATTTTTTCACTACAATCTGAGCAATCGCTCTTATTTATCACCAATTTCTTTTGGTAGACCAGACCCTATTGAAGAGTTTGCTCAAAAACTAAAAGCAAGTGGTAATAAGGAAGATTATCAGTTATCACGTAAACTTGAAGCAAAAATGAGAACTTTTGCTCCAGTTATAGTTCGTGGTGAAGAATCGCAAGGTGTGAAGTTTTGGGGATTTGGAAAGACAGTTTATCAAGAACTTCTTTCAGTAATCGCAGACCCTGATTATGGTGATATTACAGACCCAATTAATGGTCGTGATATTTCGGTAGAGTTTATCTCAGCCGAGGAGAGTGGAGCAAGTTATCCAAAAACTAACATTCGCGTCAAACCTAATCAATCACCGATTTCTGATGAGCCAGATGTACTTGAAAAAGTAAAGAAACAACAGGACATTACAGAAATCTATCAAGAGTTATCATACGATGATATGACAGATATATTAAATACATGGTTAAACCCTGATGGTGATGCAACTGAAGAAGATTCAGAAGTATCAACAACAGCAAAAGCCGTTGAAGGAAATGTAGCTGAACTTGACAAATCTAAGGTAAGTAATACTGGTGATGCTTTTGATGAGTTATTTAACTCGTAAATAAAAACCCCCGTTAATGTGTGGCAACATACAACAAAAGTAGAGATGGGTGTTATTGTATTCCCTAACTACACATTAACAATTTGATAAGGAGAAATGAATGTCATCAGTACACGATGTATTGGCCGATACTTTGGCCGACAGTTTAAATAAGAAATTTAAAGATAATAAAGTAGCATACTTTCTGGATGGTACGGATAATACACCTACAGATATCTCAGATTTTATCTCAACAGGTAGTTCTATGTTAGATTTAGCAATATCTAATAGACCAAATGGTGGAATTGCAGTTGGTAGAATTACAGAAATTAATGGATTAGAATCAAGTGGAAAATCACTACTTGGTGCACACATCTTAGCAGAAACTCAAAAGAAAGGTGGGGTTGCAGTTTATATAGATACTGAAACTTCAGTTTCTCAAGAGTTTATGTCAGTTATTGGAATTGATATGGGTAAGATGTTGTATCTACACTTAGAGACAGTAGAAGATGTTTTTGAAGCGATTGTAGAAATTATAACTAAAGTTAGGGAATCAGATAAAGATAGATTAGTAACTATTATGGTTGATTCACTCGCTGCAGCTACTACGAAAGTAGAGTTGGAAGCAGATTTTGATAAAGATGGTTGGGCTACTGCAAAAGCAATCATTATATCAAAAGCATTGAGAAAGATTACTCAAATGGTTGGTAGGCAACGAGTAGCACTTGTGTTTACTAATCAATTAAGACAAAAACTCGGAGTAATGTTCGGAGACCCTTGGACAACAAGTGGTGGTAAAGCATTACCATTCCACGCTTCAACACGAATTAGGTTGAAGAACATGGGGCAAATCAAAGATACAGCAAAAAATGTATTGGGTATGAAGTGTAGAGCACAGATTGTGAAGAACAGACTTGGTCCACCTTTAAGACATGCCGATTATCATATGTACTTTGATAGGGGTATCGATAACTACGGAGCTTGGTTGACAGTTTTGAAAGAACATAAGTTGATTAAATCAGGTGGGGCGTGGTACACTCTTACAGACCAAAATGGTAAAGACCATAAGTTTTTATCAAAGGATTGGGAAGAGTTAATTACTAAAGATGATGAGTTGAAAGACTATGTCTATGGTATCATTTGTGATAAGGTTATATTAAAATACAAAGAAAAACTTGGTATTGATGATGTAGAGTTCACAGATGAGGTCTTAGGTGATTAATCAAAAACATTTATCTATACTCGAAGAAATAAAAAAATCTGGCGGAAAGGTTGATGGTGGAGAACCAAATGACTCGGTTTTATTGATTGATGGTTTAAACACTTTTATTAGAGTGTTTACCGCAGTACCTACTACCAATGAGGATGGGGTTCACATTGGTGGAATAGTAGGTTTTTTAAGGTCAATTGGATTCGCTATTAATATGGTAAGACCCACAAGAACTATCATAGTATTTGATGGTAAAGGTGGGTCTAACCGCCGTAGAAAAATATTTCCAGAGTATAAAGCAGGAAGAAAGATGTCTCTTCGGTTGAATAGAACAGATGGAATATCGTTAACTCGTGGAGATGAACATAAAATGATGATTGCTCAATTAAATAGAGTAATCGAGTATTTAGAACTATTACCTTTAACTATTACTACTGCTGAAAACATAGAAGCAGATGATGTGATTGGTTATTCAGCAAAACATGTCTTTAAGGATAAGGTTACTATAATGTCAACCGATAAAGATTTCTTACAATTGGTGGATGATAGAATTTCAGTTTGGTCACCTACTAAGAAGAAGATGTATGACCAAGAAAGAATATTGGAAGAGTATGGTATAAGTTCTACAAACTTTTTATTATTTAGAACGATGGATGGTGATAAATCAGATGGGATACCTGGTATTAAGGGTGCTGGAATAAAAACACTTTTAAAGTTATTCCCTTGGCTTGAATCTCCGCATAAGTTTACAATAGAAGATGTTCTGAAAAGTGCAGAATCTAAAAAGAAACAATTTAAACTATGTGAAGTAATTTCAAATTCTTCAGACCAATTACTCTTAAATAAGAAACTGATGGATTTAGATGAGATAAATATATCTGGAAGTAGTAAGTTAAAAATACAAGAGATATGTGGGAATCCTATACAGCGTTTAGTGAAACATATATTTCAAAAGAAATTTTTGGAAGATAAATTGTACACGGCGTTACCTAATTTAGATAGTTGGTTACACACAACATTTAACAGATTAAACTTTATGGCAGAGAAAACACATGGGACGAAAACGTAAATACCATACCGATAAAGAACGTCAGAAAGCTCAAAGAAAGTGGCAGATGGAACATTATATGCGTAATGCTGACGATTTAAAAGCAAAAGCACGACAAAGGTATCGTGATAAGAAAAGAAAAGAATTTTATGATAAAAAAGTCCAAGATTTGTACACGAATCTGGATACTTAATATAGGTTATAATGAGCGAAAATTTAATACAATATGGAACATCGTTCCAGTCAAAAATAATTACAAGTTTATTACTTGATAGTAAATTTACAAAACAAATTATAGAAATATTAGAAGTAAGTTATTTTGATACGGATTCTAATAAATATCTGATAAAATCTATCAAAGAATATTTTGTTAAATATAAAACACCACCAACAATGGAAGCAGTTAAGGTTATAATGGAAGAGGTAGATAATCCTACATTAAAAACCACAATTGTTGATTCATTACGAAATGCTTGGAATCATAGAGAAGCAACAGATTTACCATTTGTTCAAGAAAAAACATTAGAGTTTTGTAAGAACCAAGTTGTTAAGGGTGCGATTATGCAATCAGTTGAATTATTAGAATCTCATCGATATGATGAAATCAAAGGTATAATTGACAAAGCAATGACTGCTGGTATGGAACGAGATATCGGACATGAATATATTACTGGGTTTGAAGAGAGAATGAGTCAACAAGCAAGAATAGTTATGCCAACCGCATGGGATAGTGTTAATGATTTGATGGATGGTGGTTTAGGTGGTGGAGAGCTTGGAGTGATTGTTGCTCCTGCTGGTATTGGTAAATCTTGGACACTACAAGCAATAGGTGCTCATGCAGTTAAACAAGGTAAGACAGTAATCCATTATACATTAGAGTTAAATGCTCAGTATGTTGGGTTACGATATGATACAATTGTTAGTGGACAACCAACGGGTAACTTACAATATTATAAAGAAGAAGTGCAGAAAGCAATAGATAAATTAAAAGGTAACTTAATCATCAAGTATTGGCCAACGAGAACTGCAAGTGTAAATTCAATCGTAGCACATTTACAACAATGTGAACTACAAGGTATTAAACCTGATATGGTTATTGTGGATTACGCAGATATTATGAAATCAACATCTAACTTCACAGAAAAAAGACACCAAATCGGACACGTTTATGAAGAACTAAGAGGTATGGCAGGAGAATTTGAGATTCCAGTATGGACTGCATCACAAGCAAATCGTTCTGCGTTAGAAGAAGATGTTATTGATGCGAGTAAAGTTAGTGAAGATTATTCAAAGGTTATGACTTCAGATTTTGTAATGAGTATGAGTAGAAAAGTAGAAGATAAGATAGCAAATACAGGTAGATTCCACGTTATTAAAAATAGATTCGGGCCTGATGGAATTACATTTCCAGCAACTATCAACACAAACACAGGGTTCATTCAGATATATGAAACCAGTTCACAAGGTGGAAAAGCGGCCCAAGGTAAAATGAATAATGCAGATGAGTATCTACGTAAAACCTTGGCACAAAAGAAAAAAGATTTTGATGGTGAAGGGTTTGAATAAAACTTCAAAGATAATCTTTTTAAAACTATGAATAAAATGTATATATTGCTAATATAAGTTAATATATATCATACATATAATAGGTATAATTAAGTTAAAAAAATGGAGAGTTTTAGAATGGGTAAGTATAAGTTTAAATTATCAGAAAATTTTATTAATAAGTATAAAAGAAAGAAAGCTCCTTTTGGTTTCAATGGTTTAGGAGAATTGGTTTATATGAGAACATATTCTCGTATTAAAGAAGATGGAAAAAATGAAAGATGGTGGGAGACGGTTCAACGGGTTGTAGAGGGAACTTATACAATGCAAATGAATTGGATTGAAGGCCATCAATTAGGTTGGAATCCTTGGCAAGCACAAAAGTCCGCACAAGATATGTATGAGCGAATATTTACAATGAAATTTCTACCACCAGGTCGTGGTTTATGGGCAATGGGAACAGCAATCACAGAAGAAAAGGGATTATATGCAGCCCTAAACAATTGTGCATTTGTATCAACAAAAACAATCAAAGAAGATTATGCTAAACCTTTCTGTTTCCTTATGGATGCAAGTATGTTAGGGGTGGGCGTAGGATTCGATACAAAGGGTGCTGGTGAGATAGTAGTTAAGGGCGTTGATACAGATAGAGCACCAACAACATATGAAATACCAGATACTCGTGAGGGTTGGGTTGAATCATTACAACACTTATTAGAAAGTTATTTTCACGGAACTGCACCAATAGAGTTTGATTATAGTTTAATTAGATTAGTTGGTGAACCAATTAAAGGTTTTGGTGGAGTAAGTTCGGGTCCCGAACCACTACAAGAAGTACATGAAAGTGTTAGCAAAATGTTAGATAAGAATGTTGGAACACCAATCACTATTACAACAATCGTAGATATTATGAATATGATTGGTAAATGTGTAGTAGCAGGTAATGTTAGACGAACAGCAGAAATCGTATTCGGTGAACCAGATAACGAAGAATATTTAGATTTAAAAAATTATAAAGTTAACCCACATAGAGAACAATATGGTTGGACTTCTAATAATTCAATATTTGCAGAACTTGGTATGGATTATACAGAAGCGGCAAAAAGAATTAATGATAATGGTGAACCTGGTTTCGCTTGGTTAGAAAATATGAGAAAATATTCTCGTATGAAAAATGGTGGAGATGATAAAGACCATAGAGTAATGGGTGGTAATCCTTGTTTAGAACAATCATTAGAATCATATGAGTTGTGTTGTTTAGTAGAAACATTCCCAAACAACCACGATTCATTAGAGGATTATCAGAGAACATTAAAGTATGCTTATTTGTATGCAAAATCAGTAACATTAGGTAAGACACATTGGTCAGATACTAACAGAGTTATGTTGAGAAATAGACGAATAGGTTGTTCAGTAAGTGGTGTTGCACAATTTGTTACAAACCGAGGATTACATGAACTAAAAGATTGGTTAGAACAGGGATATGATACAATACAAGAATGGGATAAGATGTATAGTGATTGGTTCGCAATACCAAAATCAATCAAGACCACGAGTGTTAAACCAAGTGGGACAGTATCTTTGTTAGCAGGAGCAACACCTGGATTACATTATCCAGAATCAAGATTCTATCTTAGACGAGTAAGATTATCAAAACAATCAGAATTAATAGAACCA